CTTGACAGGATTGTTATTTGTGGTAATATTCACTCATGGAGAACAGCCGCTTCCTGATCACGGAATCGATCCTGCAGACGCTCAGGCTGGCCGAGTCAGGTCAGACGGAGGCTGCGTACAACTTCGCGTCTTTGGTGGTCTGGCGTGTCGATCACCACAAGTCGTGGCTCACGGATGGAGAGTGGATCTTCATCAATCACTGCCTCGGGCATCCACCAAAGCCCAAGGCCCGCCGCAAGTCTAGTTCCTAGAACGGAGAACACCGATGCCAGAGACGATCCAGATGAACATGACGTGGACGACCGCAGTGGAGATCATCATCCACCTGCTCACGTCCGACCCCAGCCCCACCACCGTGCAAGTCTGCCGGGAAGAACTGACCCGCCTTGCTTCCATCGTTGACACCCTCAACAAGACTCAGGAGAACTGAAATGTCCCGCACCTACACCGACATCACCCGCCTCTCGTCCTTCCCCGTCCCCGCCGCCACCCGCACCTACTGCCCCGTGTCCCAGGAACGCCTGTGGAACACGGTGTGCGGGCAGTTCGAGAGCGCCGGACTCCGGGTCGTCAGCGACCACCATCAGGTCCACCGCAAGCGGCCCGTGTTCGTGTCCAAGGCCGTCATCACCTCGCCCGACCTGCCCGATTCCCCCGGCGAGACGTGGGAGTTTGCCGTGATGAACTCCTACGACATGACCATCGCTGCCCGTGTCATGTTTGGCAAGACGGTCGGAGTCTGCACCAACGGCCTGATCATGGCCGAACACATCCTGCGGACCAAGCACACAACCAACGTGTGGGATCGGCTCCCGGTCATGATCGACAACGCGGTCAAGTCGTTCGTCGCACAGTCCCGCCAGTACACCGAGCGTCAGGATCGCCTGAAGACCCAGTACACGGGCAGCACCGAACTGGCTCAGTTTGCGCTGCAACTGGCCCAGCGTGGCGTCCTGAACAAGTCGAAGATCCTGGACTTCTACGAGGAGTCCAAGTCTCCGTCCTTCGACTACCAGACGGAGTACCTGTGCCTGTGGAACCTGCAGGCTGCGTTCACCCACCTCGTCAAGGAAGCCAACCCCGTGGACCGTCCACGTGCCGTGATCGAGTTCGACCGCAACCTCGACCAGTTCTACGCACTGGCGTGATATCTTGGGAGAGCCGCCACTCGCGGTGTTCTCCTCTCCCTGCCCCTCGTATTCCAAGTGAATACGGGGGGTTTTTATTTGTGTATGTGGTACAGTCTAGGAACTAGAAGGGAGACCCATGCGGCAGGACAAACTCAACAAGGAAATGGTGGAACTGGGCAAGCAGCGGTACCAGAACCGCAAGGCCAAGGCCCATGAGATCGCCTCGGAGAGCAACACCATCCCCGGGCGGATGATGCTGAACCGATGCACCACGGAACTGGCCAAGGGGCTGGCCCTGTGGATGGCACGTGCCGAGAACGGACCTGGCCGTAGGCATCGCTGCTTCCCCCTGCTGTCGCAGATCGCCTCGGAGAAGGCAGCCGTCATCGCGGCCAAGGTGGTCATCGATGCCCTGTCCCAGGAACGGATGCTGACCGGGACCTGCATCGCCGTGGGCCGTGCCATCGAGGACGAGATCCTGCTCGATGAACTGGCCCGTGAGCAGCCCGACTTTCTCCGAACCGTCCAGAAGAAGACGTTCAAGAAGGTGGGGCAGAAGTTCAAGCGCAGGTTCGCCCGTGACGCAGCCAAGGCCGTTGACCTGGTCACCAAGCGTTGGGCCAAGGCCGAGGCGCTGGCCGTGGGCCTGCTGTTGGTGGAGATGCTGGCCGAGCGCACCGGGGTCATCGAGATCATCACCAAGTTGAATGCCCGGGGCCGCCGCTACTGCGTGATCCAGCCGACCAAGGACATCCGCGAGTGGATCAAGGGATGCCACGAATACCACGAATCCCTTGAGCCGATGTTCCTGCCCATGATCGAGAAGCCCCTGGAGTGGAACAACCCCTGGGTGGGCGGCTACGCATCGCTGGACTGGAAGCCCCGGCCCCTCGTCAAGAGCAGGTCGAAGTCGTACCAGGAATCACTGTCATCATCACTGTCATCGGGCGTGTATGCGGCGGTCAACTTCGTGCAGAACACCCCATGGGTGGTCGATGGCTACATCCGTGAACTGGTGCATGAGTGCTGGAAGGAAGGCATGGCCGTCGATGGTCTGCCCCCGAGCCGCGACGAGGAACTGCCCACCAAGCCCGTCAACATCGACACCGACGAGCAGGCCCGCCGTGACTGGCGCAAGGCCGCAGCCAAGATCCACTTCCTGAACGAATCGTATGAGTCCCAGCGCCTGCTGACGCTCAAGTCGCTGTTCGTGGCCGACAAGATGGCTGCCCATGGACGGCTGTGGTTCCCTCACCAACTGGACTTCCGTGGTCGTGGCTACCCACTGCCCCTGTTCCTGCACCCCCAGGGCGTCTCGTATGCCAAGGCCATGCTGCGCTTCGCCGATGGCAAGCCCCTGAAGACGGAGGCCGACCAGTTCCCCCTGTACATCCAGGTGGCCAACAAGTTCGGCCTCGACAAGAAGACGATCAAGGAGCGTGTCCGGTGGGTCGAGGAGAACCGGGCAAGCATCCAGCAGGTGGCCCGTGACCCATGGGCGAACAAGGTGTGGCTTGAGGCAGACGAGCCGTTCGCGTTCGTGGCCGCCTGCCGTGAGATCCATGAGATGTGGCGGCAGGGATCGTCCTTCGTCAGCAGCCTGCCCATCGCCATGGACGCCACCACGCAGGGCCTGCAGATCTACTCGATGCTCCTGCGGGATCCCGTGTCGGCCCTGGCCACCAACGTACTGCCCTCGGACCATCCCTCGGATCCGTACCAGTTCGTTGCCGACACCGTAATCACGAAACTGAAGTCGTCAATGGAGCCGATGGCCCAGACCCTGCTCAAGATGGGCATCGACCGGACCACCACCAAGCGGCAGACCATGACCCTGCCCTATGGGCTGACGTTGCATTCGTGCATCTCGTACACCCGTGAGTGGCTGGAAGACCGCATCCGCAAGACCGGGAACAACCCCTTCGGCCTGGAGACCTACAAGCCCGTGGCCTACCTGGGCAAGATCATCTGGGAATCCATCGGTGATGTCGTGGGTTCCGCCCAGCGGGGCATGAAGTTCATCCGTGATGTCATGGCGGTCCTGATCGACAATGACGTGACCCCGTACTGGATGACCCCCATCGGGTTCCCTGTTCGGATGAGGTACGAGAACTACGATGTGGTCACGGTCTCCACCCGGATCGGTGCGAAAGCAAAGGTCCTGAGCATCCGGCTGGAGAACGGTGTCCAGTCCAAGCGCAAGGCCCTGAACGGAGGCCCCGCCAACTATGTCCACTCCCTGGACGGCTTCGGCGGCCTGCTTGGGCACACGGTCAACCTGTGCGCGGCCAACGGCATCAACCACCTGGGGTCGGTGCATGACCAGATCATGTGCCTGTCGGGGGATTACCTGAAGGTGGCTTCGTGCGTCCGCGAGGCGACCGTTGACATCTTCACCCGGGACCTGCTGAATGAGTTCAGAACCGGGGCCTTGACAATGTTGCCCGGGTCTGTTACACTGCCTGAAGTTCCTGAGTACGGTACTCTGGACATCACGAAGGTCCGAGACTCAGACTACTACTTCAACTGAGTCTAGGACCTAGACACAAAGGAGACGCCACATGAGTGCTACCCGCAAGAAGTTCGCCCGCATCACCTCGCCCCTCGGTACGGCCATCTACCCGCGCCTGACCACGCCGGACACCAAGTTCGACAAGGACGGCGTGTACAGCGTGGATCTGGAACTGGACCCGAAGGACAAGGCCTCGAAGGACTTCATCGCTTCGCTGAACAAGGCGGCGGATGAGGCCTACGAGTCCGAGTGCGAGAAGCGCGGCGGCAAGAAGTTGAAGCGGTCGGCCATGCCCATCAAGGAGACGGACGAGGGCATGATCCGCATCAAGTTCAAGTTGAAGGCCAAGGCCGGGAACGAGGAGAAGTCATGGGAGCAGAAGCCCGTTCTCTTCGACTCGGCTGGCACGGCCATCCAGACCCCGCCCAACGTGGGCTCTGGCTCCAAGATCAAGGTCGCCTTCGAGGTGGTCCCCTTCTTCACCGCCATGGTCGGCGCCGGGATCTCCCTCCGCATGAAGGCGGTCCAGATCGTGGAACTGCGCGAGTACGTCCCCGGCGACAACTTCGATGCCTACGGGTTCAAGGCTGATCCCAAGGGCTTCGTGGCCAGCGCCAACGCCAACGATGCGACCGGATCGGAAGACAACGACTTCTGATGAAGATCGTCCTCTGGGTTGATCCTGTTCCGGCGTCTCGTCCCCGCATTTCGCGGAGGGGTTTCGCTTACTACGGGAAGACCTACGAGAGATTCCGACGAGAGGCCAAGGCGGCCCTTGGTGCCATGAACAAGCCCAAGGGCTGCCCCCTCTCGGGTCCGCTGCTGGTGAAGGTTCGTTTCTTTTGTCGTAAACCCAAGAAGCCGTCGAATGTCTGGCCCGTAGGAGACATCGACAATCACGTCAAGTCGATCCTCGACTCGCTCAACGGATGGGCGTGGCAGGACGACACACAGATCATGTGGCTGGAAGCAGAGAAGTGCTACAGCGACCAGCCACGCATTGAAATCGAATGGAGAGAGAACAATGCAACTCCACAAAGAATCGGAGTTCGTTCAGCATGAGCCCTGCCCCGCTTGCGGGAGCAAGGACAACCTCGCCCGGTACACGGATGGACACGGGTATTGCTTCGGCTGCAAGCACTACGAGGCCGGAGACGGGCAGGTCATCGAGCCGATCACCAAGGTCCGCGAGGACCTGATCTCGGTCGAACCCTCGCGCCTCAACAAGCGGGGAATCACGGAGGACACCAGCGTCTTCTGGCAGTACGGCCTCGGCCAGTACAACGGCCAGACGGTCCAGGTGGCCCAGTACATCCGTGACCGCGAGGTCGTGGCCCAGAAACTGCGGTTCCCCTCCAAGGACTTCCTTGTGCTGGGAGACAGCAAGAACATGCCGCTCTACGGGATGCACCTGTGGCGGGATGGTGGCCGCATGGTCACGGTGACCGAGGGCGAGGTGGATGCCCTGACCATCAGCCAGTTGTTCGGCCACAAGTGGCCTGTCGTGTCGGTTCCCACTGGGGCTGCGGGTGCCCTGAAGTCGTTTCAGAACAACCTCGAATGGCTTGAGAAGTTCGAGAACGTGGTGATCATGTTCGATGACGACGAGCCCGGTCGCAAGGCGGCGCGTGAGTGTGCCATGCTGCTGACCCCGGGCAAGGCGAAGATCGGGACGATTCCCGGCTTCAAGGATGCAAACGATGCCCATGTCGCGGGCGAAGGAAAGCGGGTGATCGATGCGGTCTACGGTGCGAAGGCGTTCAGGCCTGATGGAGTGGTTCTGGGATCTGATCTTTGGGACGCCGTCAACGCGGACGATCCCAACGATTCGACTCCCTACCCATGGTCTGCCCTCAACGAGAAGTTGCTCGGCATTCGGAAGGGCGAACTTGTGGTTCTTACTTCCGGCACCGGGATCGGAAAGTCCAGCGTGTGCCGGGAAATGGTGTGTCACCTCATCCGCAGCGGCAAGAAGGTGGGCCTGCTCATGCTCGAAGAGAGCGTCAAGCGCACCGGACGGAACCTCATGGGCATCCATCTCAACACTCCCCCGTACTTCTGGGAGGAGCGTGGCATCTCGCAGGACCAGAAGCGTGAGGCCTTCGACTCGACGGTAGCCAAGGTGGTGCTGTTCGACCACTTCGGATCGGTGGACCCGGAGAACCTGCTGGCACGGACCCGGTACATGATCAAGTCATGCGGGTGCGACTACATCTTCCTGGACCACCTGTCCATCGTCGTGTCCGGCCTTGGGGATGGAGACGAGCGCAGGCTGATCGACAACGCCATGACCTCGCTGCGTTCCCTCGTAGAGGAGACCCAGGCGGCCATGTTCGTGGTCTCCCACCTGCGGCGTCCTGATGGGGACCGTGGTCACGAAGAAGGTGCCTCGACCTCGCTGGCCCAGTTGCGTGGGTCCCACTCCATTGCCCAGTTGGCTGACGCCGTGATCGGTCTTGAACGCAACCAGCAGGGCGAGAACCCCAATGAACTGGTGCTGCGCGTCCTGAAGAACCGCTTCACCGGGGATACCGGGATCGCGGGGATGCTGACGTACTACAAGGACACGGGACGGCTGCACGAAACCGAGATGGAGATCAACGATGACATCTGACCTGCTGCTGGCCGATGGTTTCGAGCGGGCGTTCATCGGAATCATCATCGACCATGAGAACAAGGTCCATGCGGTGTACGACCAAGACAAGGCCTTGACGGTTCTGATGGAACGTGATGGAATGGACTTTGAAGAGGCGCTGGAGTACCTGTCGTTCAACGTGACCTGCGCCTACGTTGGGCCTAACACGCCCTTCTGGCTGGAACGCATGACCATGAAGCAACTGGAAGAACTGGAGGACCACAATGGATGACCTTGATGATCTGACTCTGGACCGAGCAATCGAAATCATCACGCAACTGCGGAAGGAGCGCGACGAGGCGAGACAAAGGCTCTGTGACATCGTTGTTCTAGTAGAGGCTGAGCAAGATCAACGAACCTCCAAAAAGCATGGGCACGACATTTCGATGCTTACAAGCGTCAAGGTTGTGACAACCTTTTTGATGACACCCGAGTTCGTTGAGGACTTGTACCGAGTCAACAAGCAGTACGAACACATCGGCAGCATTGTCGCACAGACCCTCAAAAATGCCGTGGATCAGAAACAAGGAACTGATATTCGCAGTATTGCCATTGTGCGCCCGATGATTGCAAGGAGTCTTGCATGAGCGACGAAGAGAAGAAGGACATCGGTTACGAGTGCAGTTGTCAGAAGAAGATCGACCCATTCGAGAACCTGTGCCGACAGTGCCAGCGGATCGTGATGGAAGACGCATTGGACAAGTTGGCCGAACTGGACGAGGAGAATGAACCATGAACGTGACCCTGATTGACTGGATGGGCGACGACGACTCTGTCGTGAACGCCGCCCGTGTTTCGTTCGACAAGATCGCCACGGAGTATCCGACTGAGAAGAATGCCAGCCTGATCGACTACCTGGCCAAGCACGGGCACTGGTCCCCCTTTGCCCACGTCATGCTGAAGTTCCGCGTCACTGCCCCGATCTTCGTGGCTCGGCAACTGGCCAAGCACCAGGTGGGCCTGTCGTGGAACGAGGTCAGCCGCAGGTACGTCACGGTTGATCCCGTCCTGTGGAAGCCTGAGTACCTGCGAAAGGCGGCAGAGAACGTCAAGCAGGGCAGCAGCGACCTGGCCGTGACCAACGAGCGGGCCATGCTGGACCTGATGTACGCCATGGAACTGGCAGTCCGTACCTACCGCAGCCTGCTTGCAGACGGGGTGTGCCCGGAGCAGGCGAGGGCTGTCCTACCCCAGGGAGTGATGACCGAATGGATCTGGACCGGATCTCTGTATGCGTTCAACCGAGTCGTGCAGCAGCGGACGCACCCGACAGCCCAGCAGGAAACCAAGGAAGTTGCCCTGCGTCTGGCTGCCGAATGTGCGACCAAGTTTCCAACGTCATGGACCGCCTTGTGTCGCCATTCGCAATGATCACGAACTCCATGAAACGGATCGTCCTGAGCATCATCGAGTCCTCCAGGGACCTGATCGATGCCCGCAGGAAGAAGCCCGGCCCACGCAGGAACGTGGAACTTGACCGGGCACTCAACAGACTCGAACAGGCCGTGAATCGGCTGGACAGGATTGAACATGCGCGAACGAAAGTTGACTGACCTGCAGGTGGCCGAGATCCGTGCCCTTGGCAAGACCTCCATGAAGAAGGTGGCCATTGCCAGGCAGTACGGGATCAGCCCCCAACTGGTGTCCACGGTGATCCGGCACGACTACAACAACCGCCCCAAGCGGCAGCGTGGTGTCCCGGTGAAGGACGAGGACTCGGTGACGTGGGAGGCCTTGGCCCGGAGATACACCCTCCTGAACCCGGAGGATCCGCTTGACGGCCAGGCCATAAAGCGTTACCATGACATGGCTCTGGCCCAGATCCGGGTGTATTTCGAGGCACAGGGCCTGACCAAAGACGACCTGATCTAGGAACTAGACAAGGGAGAACACCAATGCAAGTCACCTTTGACATCGAGACGAATCCCATCGAGGACTGGCTGGAACTGTCGGACCTGAAGCAGGTCCTGTGCATGGCCGTCAGCATCGACGGTGGGGAACCCCGGATCGTCAGCCTTGAGGAGGGCGTCGAGATCCTGAACAAGGCGGACGTGATCGTCGGTCACAACGTCCTGTCGTTCGACATCCCGGCACTCCGCAAACTGAGCCGCAAGTTCGATCCCATGAACCGGATCATCGACACCTTGGTCGTGGCCCGGCTGCTCAATGCCAACCAGCGGGAGATCGACTTCCAGACCAAGGACTTCCCCAAGGAACTGGTGGGCAGTCACTCGCTCAAGGCCTGGGGTCACCGACTGGGCTGCGGCAAGTCCGAGGCTCCCGGGTTCGAGAAGAACTCCGAGGAACTGATGGAGTATTGCCTGCAGGATGTCCGTGTCACCAACACTCTGTGGAACCACCTGCAGTCCCTGAAGACGTTCAAGGATGCAGCCCCGGCCATCCACATCGAACACGCCTTTGCCCAGATCATCCGCAACCAGGAGCGTCACGGCTTCGGCTTCGACGTGGCTGCGGCTGAACGGCTCCATGCCGACTTGCGGAAGGAACTGCTGGACATCGAGGCCAAGTTGCAGGAGGTGTTCCCTCCCAAGGTCATCCAGCGCGTCTCGGAGAAGACCGGGAAGGCCCTGAAGCCCAAGGTCGAGCCGTTCAACCCCGGCAGCCGGATGCAGATCGCGGAGCGACTGAAGGAGAAGTACGGCTGGGAGCCCAAGGAACTGACCCCCGATGGACGCCCCAGGGTGGACGAGGCCGTGCTGTCCGATCTGTCCTTCCCAGAAGCCCAGATCCTCAACAGATACCTGACCGTCCTGAAGCGTCTTGGTCAGTTGGCCGAGGGTGACGAGGCATGGCTGAAGTTGGTCCGCAAGGGCAGGCTCCATGGCCGCGTGAACACCAACGGTGCCATCACGGGCCGCTGCACCCACCGGAACCCGAACATGGCCCAGGTCCCTGCAGACCCCGCTTACCGCAGCCTGTTCATCCCGGACAAGGGAACGATGCTGGTCGGCGCGGACGCCTCAGGGCTGGAACTGCGCTGCCTGGCCCACTACCTCGGTCGATACGACAAGGGCGAATACGCCAAGCAGATCCTGGAAGGCGACATCCACTGGACCAACGCCAAGGCCTTCGGTCTGGTCGGAGACGTTCAGCAGGACAAGTCCAACCCAGAACACAAGGCTGCACGTAACCAGGCCAAGGGAGCAATCTACGCCCTGATCTACGGAGCAGGAGACGACAAGTTGGGGTTCGTCCTTGGAGGTGACCGCAAGCGTGGACGCCGGGCCCGTGCCAACTTCGAGGCCAAGGTCCCAGCCTATTCCAAGTTGAAGGAGGCCGTGTCCTCTGCCATGCAGCGGGACGGTTACTTCAAGGGACTGGACGGACGCCCTTTGTATCCCCGGTCTGAACATGCGGCGCTGAACACACTGCTGCAGTCGGCTGGTGCAGTGGTGATGAAGCAGGCCTGCGTGATCGCGTGGAACAAGATCCTGTTCGAGGGATACGACCGAGTTGCCCAGGTCGCAAGCATCCATGACGAGTACCAGTTCGTCGCTCCCCAGGAAATCTCTGAGAGTATCGGTACCATCTTGGTATGCGCCATTCAGGAAGCGGGACAGACGTTCGCCTTCAGGTGCGCCCTCGATGGCGAGTTCCGCGTGGGGGCCAACTGGGCAGAAACACACTGAACTCCTATGCGGCAGGACTGCTGGACGGTGAGGGCTGCGTTCGCTGGAACAAGTGCCCCACCGTCGAGGTCACGAACAAGAACCGAAAGGTGCTGAGGGAGATGGCCGCCAAGTGGGGCGGAACGATCCGGCCCGTGCAGAATGGCGTGTTCATCTGGACCATGTATGGGCGTTCGGCGCTGCAGTTCCTGAAGAACGTATCCCGCTACAGCATCATCAAGCACCCGCAGATCGTGGCTTTGTTCGCTGCCTGTGCAGCACCTACTTCATCCATCCGTGCTAGACATCTCAACACCCTGAGGAGCCTGAAGCATGTCCACCCCCATTGAGTTCATGGAGACCGACGAACTGCTGCACGAACTGAAGAAGCGGTTCGATGAGATCATGTTCATCGGGTTCCGTGCCAAGTCCAAGTCCGAGGACAACTACAGCATCTGCGTGAAGTCCACGATGCACGGGTCGTTCGGCCTGATCGAGATCCTGAAGCGGGCGGCAGAAGCCCAGTCGGAGGAGTGATGGCGAAGAAGAGGACGACACTGCTGATCGACGGGGACATACTCGTCTACTCCATCTGCTCGGCCACCGAGTACGTGGCACGGTTCGATGACGAGACGGACGTGGCCTTCTGCAACATCAGCGAGACCCTGGATGTCTGCGACTCCATGGTCAAGTCCTGGATGGACAAGTTGAATGCCGAGTTCTGCGTCCTGGGGTTCACGGGCAAGGACAACTTCCGCAAGGGCATCTACCCCGCCTACAAGGCCCACCGCAAGGCCTGCCGCAAGCCCTGTGGGTACAAGGCAGTCAAGCAGCGCCTGGGGGAGCGGTATGCGGTCAAGGAGGAGCCCACCCTGGAGGGAGACGACATCATCGGCATCCTGCAGACCGAGGGCACCTACAACAACAGCGTCATCGTTTCCAGCGACAAGGACCTGAACTCCATCCCTGGGTGGATCTGGAACCCTGACAAGGACGACCAGCCCCGGTTGATCACTCCCAACGAGGCCCGGAAGAACTGGCTGACGCAGACGCTGACGGGAGACAAGACGGATGGTTACCCCGGGCTGGAAGGGGTGGGCCCGGTAAGTGCGGCCAAGATCCTGAAGGAAGGGACCTGGGCCGAGGTCAAGGCAGCCTACGAGGCGCACGGATACAACGAGGAATATGCCCTGGTACAGGCCCGCTGCGCCCGGATCCTGCACCACGGCGAATACGACTGGGACACCAAGAAGGTCAAACTATGGACACCATGAATCGAACCCGCCTGCTGGCAATCCACAAGGAACTGACGGATGAGGCCCGGGCTTTGTCCGAGCGGAAGAACCACGACTACTCGGGAGGCAAGGACGACTCGCACCCGTTCCTGAACTTCACTCGGTGCGAGGCCATGGGCATCTGCAAGACCGAGGCGGGCATCATGGTCCGTCTGACCGACAAGATGTCCCGGCTGTCCACCTTCATCACCACGGGGGAGTTCAAGGTCAAGGACGAGGCCGTCAAGGACACCGTGCTGGACGTGATCAACTACGTCATCATCCTGTACGCCTACATCCAGAGCAAGAAAAATGAGCAATGAGTACGCATCTAAGGAAGTCAAGTTGGTCCCATATGTCCCGGTTCCTCCGATCAGCCGGGAGATGATTGCTTTCCTTGACGCCAACTTTCCAGAACGCTGTGCCGACCTCAAGGATGGTCTCCCAGAGATCTACCACCGGGCAGGCCAGCGTTCCGTAGTTCGCTACCTGATCCGCCTCTTCGAGGAACAGAACGAAAATGTGCTTTAGCCGACCCTCCGCGCCGCCACCGCCTCCCCCGGTGAAACTGCCCAACGCCCCCATGATCCCGAACATCGTGTCCCCGGGCATCACCCAGGCTGGACCTCGGGCTCCCAAGGAGGCACCGATGGAGAACCCCCTCCTGATGCGCCGTGGCAAGCGTGGTCTGGTCATCCCCACCGAGAAGGCGTAACCAATGGCCGACACTGGCAAGGCCCTGTACCTGAGGCTGGAGAACCAGCGATACCCGTACCTGGAACGGGCCAGGGACTGCTCCCGTCTGACCTTGCCCCACCTGATTCCTGACGAGGGGGACAAGACCGCCTACAAGTTCCCCACCCCGTACCAGGCCGTGGGTGCCCGTGGCGTGAACAACCTGGCGTCTGCGCTCCTGCTGTCCCTGCTGCCGCCGAACGCCCCCTTCTTCCGCTTCATCATCGACCCCAAGGCTGCCCGGAACCTGGACGCCATGTCCCCCCGGGCCCGCAGCGAGGCCGAGCAGAGCCTGTCCGAGATGGAGCGGACGGTGATGAAGGAGATCGAGGCCCAGAACATCCGGGTGGCCCTGTTCGAGGCCCTGAAGCAACTGATCGTCGCCGGGAACGTCCTGGTCTACTTCCCGGATGACGGCCCGATGCGTGTCCTCCGGCTGGATCGGTACGTGGTCAAGCGTGACCCGATGGGCCATGTGCGGAAGATCGTCATCAAGGAGAACGTGGCTCCTTCGGTCCTGCCTCCCGAGGCTGCCGCCATTGCCAAGACCTGCATGTGCGCCCATGAGGACACGGTGGAGATCTACACCTGCTGCCACGTCCTCCAGGATGGCAAGGTGGAGGTCTACCAGGAGATCGGCGGGGTCATCCTCCCGGACTCCATGTCCACCTACCCTGCCGAGCGCAGCCCGTTCCTGGCCCTGCGTATGCACCGGGTGGACGGCGAGGACTACGGTCGTGGCTACGTGGAGCAGTACTTCGGGGACCTGGTGTCCCTGGACAGCCTGTCGAAGAGCATCGTGGAAGCGGCTGCGGCCATGGCCAAGGTGCTGTTCCTGGTCAACCCCACGGGCAGCACCCGGTCCAAGAAACTGGCACAGAGCCCCAACGGGGCCATCATCGAGGGCAACGCCCAGGACGTGACCGTTCTGCAGGTTCAGAAGGCCGCCGACCTGAGCGTGGCCCTGAACACGATGAACGCCATCAACGAGCGCCTGAGTTACGCCTTCCTGCTGACCGAGGCCTCGATCCGAAATGCAGAGCGTGTCACCGCCGAAGAGATCCGGCTGGTCACCCAGAGCATCGAGCGTCAGTTGGGCGGCATCTACAGCCTGCTGTCCCAGGAGTTCCAGTTGCCCCTGGTCAACCGCATCATCGACCGCCTGACCAAGGCGCGGAAGATGCCGAAGATCGACAAGAACTTCATCACCCCGACCATCGTCACCGGAATCGACGCCCTGGGCCGAGGCAATGACCTGAACCGCCTGGATATTTATCTCCAGGGAATTGCACAGGTTCTGGGTCCAGGAGGCATTCAGCAGTATATTGATTTCCGTGAATACCTGAATCGCCGTGCGGCTTCGCTCGGAATCGACACGGCGGGTCTTGTGAAGACGGAAGAGCAGATCGCCCAGGAACAGCAGATGGCAATGCAACAGCAGATGCTGGCCATGGCCGGACCTCAAGCCGCCAAGACCACGGGCAACATGATCGAGCAGCGGATGCAGCAACAGTAATGTCAAACCACCAGCAAGTCAGTATCGTTCGTGACACGGCGGAATCCAACAGGGAGACCGATGCCCTGCAGGCCGCCATGGAATCGCAGACCCAGCAGGACCCGGTCACCGCAGCCCCCGAGTCGTCTCGGCCTGAGTGGCTGCCGGAGAAGTTCAAGGATCCGGGTGAACTGGCCAAGGCCTACTCCGAACTGGAGCGCAAGGTCGGTGGCAAGCCCTCGGACTTCTCGTCCCTGGACCAGTACTCCAAGGAGTTCGCGGAGAACGGGGACCTGAGCGACGAGTCGATCAAGGCCATCACCTCCATGGGTCTCCCGGAGCCCCTGGTTCGTGCCTACGTGGACGGCCAGAAGGCTCTGCTTGACACCAACGTCAACACGGTCATGCAGGCTGCCGGAGGCCAGGACCAGTACCAGGCCATGGTCGAGTGGGCCGGGAACACCTTCCCCGAAGACGAGATCGACGCCTTCAACAACATCATCGAAGGCGGAAACATGAATGCCATCAAGATGGCCGTGGCTGGCCTGAAGGCCCGGTTCGAGCAGAGCAACGGAACCCAGGGTCGTCTGATCCAGGGCGAGGTCTCTGGTCCCTCCGGTGGTGCCTTCCGCAGCGTTGCCGAGATCGTTGAGGCCATGAAGGATCCCCGGTATGCAAAGGACCCCGCGTACCGCAAGGATGTCGAACAGCGGGTCGCTCTTTCCAACGCACTCGGAGTCCAGAACCGATGACCAAGCCCAAGAACTTCAAGACCACCGCCCTTGGCGTGGCCACCATCCTGACCGCCCTTTCCTCGGCAGCCATTGCCCTGCTTGACAACGACCCGGCGACCGTCTTCGACATTGCCTCGGTCATTGCCGCCTGCACGGCTGGTCTGGGCCTGATCCTGGCCAAGGACGCCAAGGAGTGATCGGTTGGGTCGAGCAGTTGGTAACGGCAATCCTGAAGTTTCTTGAACGAATCGCTTCTAAGGAAACCTATGCCAAGAATGCTGATCCGACTGCTGGCGGGATTCGTGATCGCTTCCACCGCCGGGTGCGGGACCACCGTGATCGTGGTGCCCCAAGGAACCCCGGTCCAGTTGGCTGAACCCGTCAAGGCCCACGTGTTCGTGGTGCAGCAGGACGGTACTCGGGTAAAATCGGTGAACCGTATTGAGATCCCTGCCGGATGGTGGGCGGCTCATGTACCAGAACCTGATCCGGTTCAACCGTAATCAAGAACCTCTCGGAGAAATCCGGGGGGTTCAATTCTTTCCCCAGGCTTGAGATGGGCCGGGGAGGTGTCTGCAATGTCGGCCCCTTGCGAGGGACAACCACGGCGCGGCATTCATCCATCTAATCAACACACGCTTTCTTTCTAGGAAACAACAATGCCTGACTTTGTGAATCCCTCGCGTCTCGGCCAGGTCAACCTGGCTGGTGATGCCGATGCCCTCTTCCTCAAGGTGTTCTCCGGGGAAATCATCACCACGTTTGAAAAGTACAACGTGATGATGCCCCTCCACCGCGTCCGCACCATCGCCAGCGGCAAGTCTGCCACGTTCCCTGTGACGGGCGTTGCCTCGGCTCGCTACCACGTTCCGGGTGAGTCGGTCCTCGCCGAGGCCACGGGCACCAGCCTGTTCGCCGCCAGCGCCTCCGCTGGTTCGCCGACGACCTCCTTCGATTCGGGCAACAGCCCTGCCTCGAAGTACCTCAGCCGCTTCAAGCACAACGAGAAGGTCGTCTTCATCGATGACGTTCTCGTCAGCAGCGTGTTCGTGGCCGACATCGATGAGATGAAGAACCACTATGACGTGCGTTCCATCTACTCGACGGAGATCGGTCGGGCCCTGGCCTACACCGCCGACAAGAACCTGATCCGCAGCGTGATCGCTGGTGCCCGCAAGACCACTGATCGCTTCGGTGGCTCGGACGCAGCCTTCCTCGGCGCACAGCAGGGCCTTGGTTCGACGGGTGCCACGGCCATCGACGGCCTGTTCAAGGTTGCCCAGAAGATGGACGAGGCCAACGTGCCCAGCGAGGATCGTTATGCCGTGGTTCCCCCCTCGGTGTACTACGCGCTGGTGAACGAGGGCACCGAGGCCATCAACCGCGATTACGGCAACGAGGGCAACGGTTCGACCGCCTCGGGCATGATCATGCGCGTTGCTGGCATCCAGATCCTGAAGAGCAACCACCTCCCGACCGCGAACGAGTCCTCGACCCAGGATGCACTGCACGGTGCTGATGGCGTCAAGAACGATGTCTCGGGCACCTCGGGCGCTGGTTACTCGGGTCTCAACTACACCACCAACAAGGGCATCGCCTTCCAGCGTGAGGCTCTTGCCACGGTGAAGTTGCTCGACCTGGCCGTGGAGTCGGAGTACCAGATGGACCGTCTTGGCACCCTCATGCTTGCCAAGTACGCCATGGGTCACAACGTCCTCCGCGAGGAGTGCTGCTTTGAACTGACCTCGGCTTCCGTCTGAGCCGCAGGTTCACCCCTGAGTTGAGAGAGGGGGTGGTTCCCTTAGTTGGGTTCCACCCCCTCTTTTCTTTGAGGTTCCCCCATGCCTCTGTCAAAGACCACGAAGATCCAGGCGATCAACACCATGCTGTCCACGGTGGGAGAACCTCCGATCAACTCGCTGGCGGCACAACGGGCCGATGCCCTGATTGCCCAGAACATCCTGGACGAGATCAGCCGAGAGGTCCTGACCTACGGCTGGCAGTTCAACACCGACGAGAAGGTTTCCCTGGTTCCCGACAGCAACACCGGGTTCATCTACGTGCCGGACACCGTGGTCCGCGTGGACATGCCCCGGGAGGAATACGAGTACGACATCGTCGTCCGTGGGAACCGCCTGTACAACCGCAAGACGAACTCCTACGTGTTCTCGGGTCCCATCAGCGTGACCCAGATCTACCTGATGGACTTCGACCAGATGCCGGAGTCGGCCAAGCGGTACATCACCATTCGGTCTGCCCGCGTCTTCCAGGACCGCATGGTCGGCTCGGAGAAGCATCACGCCTTCACCCTGAGGGACGAGATCGCCGCCCTGGCCACCATGAACGAGTTCGAGAATGACGTTGGGGACTACACGATCTTCGATTCTCCTGACGTGTACCGGACCTTCCTGCGCCAGGGCTCCTACCGGGTCTACTGATGCCTCTCCTGACCTCCCCGCTCCAGAACCTGATCGGTGGCGTTAGCCAGCAGCCTGCGGCCATTCGTGCGGCCAACGAGGCTGAGGCCATCGACAATGCAGTCCCGTCTCCCGTGGAAGGCCTGACCAAGCGCCCACCCACGGAGATGGTCACTGCGGTCACCTCCAACGGCTCGACGCTCCGGCACATCAACACCAATCAGTCGGTCTTCATCCACCTGATTGAGCGGGACGAGACGGAGAAGTACCTGCTGTGCGTGACCGAGGCCGGGGACATGGACATCTTCGACCTGGCGGGGAACCGAAAGACCCTGTACCAGGATGTCGTGAGCGGAAGTCCCGTTACCCTGGGTGCCGCCACCAAGAGCCAGCGCAAGGCCCTGACCATCGGTGACGTGACGTTCCTGTCCAATGCCACCAAGATCCCGGCCATGACGAATGCCGTGGTCACCCCCAACCCCACGACCTACAACCGTGCAGGCCTGGTGTGGATCCGGCAGACCAACTACAACCGGGAACACATCATCAAGTTGACCAACGGGTCGGTCACCAGCACCTTCACCAACATCTCCCGGTCGGTGGTCATCAGCAATGCCGGAAGCACGGGGACAAACAACGTCTACTCCAATGTCCCCCTGATCTACGTGAGCGGGACCTACGCCCAGACCAACCCGATTGCCACTATCACCGTGTCCGGCGGCAAGGTCACCAAGGTTCAGATCACTTCGGATGGCGCAGGATGGGACTCGGAGCAGATCACCGCTTCCAAGTGGAGGGCGGCTCCGGCCACCATCGGCAACGTCAACAACTTCGAGGTCACGATTGACTCAACCACCACGGGCGAGATCGGCACGGACCACGTTGCCCGGTCGCTGTTCGAGGGTAGCACCAGCAGTTACATCGGTCCCGTGGGAGGCATCGTCGCCACCAGCCCCTATGTGGCAACCACCTACGAGGACAGCGTCATCTACCTGAAGTCCACCACCGCAGATTTCACCGTGGTTGTCGAGGATGACTTTGCAGGCGAGGGAATGGTCTACATCCGGGACGAGGTCCAGCGATTCGAGGACCTGCCCCCGACTGCGCCCCACGGCTACATGGTGAAGGTCGTCGGTGCCCCTGAATCCGAGTATGACGACTACTGGGTCAAGTTCAAGGCCGACAACGGCACCTTCTCCCGGGGCATCTGGGAGGAATGTGCGGCTCCTGGGGTCAAGACCACGCTGAACTCCAGCGAGATGCCCCTGATCCTGATCCGGCAGTCCGACCTGTCGTTCATGCTGAAGCGGGCTGATGGAACGACCCCGGCCTCCAACGTTCCTGGGGGAGCGAACTACAACGCCTACAAGTGGACCGACCGCCTGGTTGGAGATGACCTGACCAATCCCCTGCCCTCCTTCGTGGGCATTCCCATCCAGGACATGGTGTTCCACCAGAACCGACTCGGGTTCCTGTCGGGCGAGAACATCGTCTTCAGCGAGACCTCGGAGTTCTTCAACTTCTTCCGAACAACCACCCTGGACATCCTGGACTCCAACCCGATTGACGTTGCTTCGTCCAGCCCCAGGGTGGGAAAGATCGTCGCGGCCATCCCGTTCAACCGGGACCTGATCCTGTTCACCCCGACCAGCCAGATGGTCCTGCGTGGAGGGGAGATCCTGAGCCCCCGCCAGGTGGCAATCATCCCGGTCGCCGAGTTCGACTCCCAGGCATCCACGGTCAAGCCGATCCCCTCGGCCAACGCCATCTTCTTCACCTTCGCCAACGGCGGATTCACGGGCCTGCGGGAGATGGTGCCCCAGCCTGCCCTGGACGGCTCCTACCTGGCCAACGACCTGACCACCTCGGTCTCCCGGTACATCCCCGGCAATCCCACCCATCTGACGGCCACCACCCACGACAACCTGGCTGCAGTGGTCTCCAACGGGGAACTGTACTGCTATCGCTACTTCAACTCCGGGAACGAGCGGATCCAGTCGGCATGGTTCCGGTTCACCTTCCAGGACTCCAACGCCCAGACCTATGCACACGCCAAGGCCGTCTGGGCCGGGTTTGTGGAGTCTGACCTGTACGTGGTCCTGAAGCGCACCCGGGATGTCTCGACCAGTTACCTGACCATCGAGAAGATCCGCATGGGGGTGGGCATCAATGACGTGGCCACCACCGGGAAGTCCTGGGTGACCTGCCTGGACCAGCGCAAGTACTACCCCGCCGGGCAGGGAACCTACAGCAGCGCCACGGGCCTGACCACGTTCACCCTGGCCAAGCCCATGTCCTACGTGGCAGGCAAGACCCAGGTAGTCACGGCCAACGGCCTGATCCTGAACAACGGTGGAGGCACGGCCTTCAACATCTCCACCCAGGCTGCCGGGACGGTCTCCGTGATCGGGGACTACAGCAGCACCCCCGTCTGGATCGGGACCGCCTACACGACCCTGTACGAGTTCTCCACTCCCTACCTGAAGGGTGCAGCCGGACGTGGGACCGCAGCCCTGCTGAACGGGCGCTACCAACTCCGGTACCTCAGCCTGCAGTACGCGGACTCGGGCTACTTCCGGGTCACGGTCCAGATCAAGAACGAGGACACCTATGAGTACCCCTTCACCGGGGAAATCCTGGGTTCCAGCACCATGGACACGCCCAACATCCAGTCCGGGTCCTTCCGTGTGCCCATCTACTCCCGCAACGACAACGTCACGATCAAGGTGCTGAACGATTCACCGTTCCCATCGAAGATCCTGAACGGGGAGTTCGAGGGCACCTACGACGACCGGGCGATACGCTACGGGTCGTGATTACCGTTCGTCCCTCCATCGTTCCCGACATCTCCGAGGTCGCCAAGACCATGCGCCCGGAGGACATCTCCGAGGTCTACGCAGGATCCGGCGATACCCCCCAGAGGGCCCTGACCAAGGGATACCTGCATTCCACGGAGTGCTTCACTTTGGTGTCTCCCGAAGGCCTCAGGCTGGGCATGTTTGGGTACGTCAAGTCACGCACCGAGCCTTGTGGAGCGGTCTGGATGCTGGCCTCCACTCATCTCCTGGACCACAAGTGGTCATTCTTGAGGCAGTCCCGTCAATGGGTCGATTACATGCAGGACCGATGCTCACTGCTGTTCAACTGCGTTGACGAAAGAAACAAAATCCACATTGAGTGGTTACAGTGGCTCGGGTTCAAGTTCGTTCGGATAATTCCCGAATACGGTCATCAGAAACTTCCCTTCATCGAGTTTGTGAGAATCAACCATGTGCGGAGTCGTTGAAGCAGCCATCGGCATTGGTGTAGCCAGCACCGCAGCGAACCTTGGTTCCCAGGCTGCGGCTGCGAACGAACAGAACAGTTATCGCCGCCGCCTCGGAATTGCCCAGAACAAGCAATACGAGGAGAACGCTGCAGCGGCGATCCGGGACATCGGCCTGCAGATCGACCAGTTGGCCCAGCGTGACATCGAGCAGGCTGCAGCAACCTCCAACGAACTGCAGAACATCAGTCGCAACATCCGGGAGGCATCGGCAACGGCCCGTACCCAGCAGGCTGCAGCAGGCGTCGAGGGTGCCACGGTGGACATGCTGCACATGCAGTTCGAGCGAGACATCGCAGAGTTCGAGTCCACGGCCATGCGGAACATCCGCAACTCCCGCTACCAGTCGAACATCGAGGCGCAGGCGATCTATGCCCGTGGCCAGTCGGCGATCAACAACGGGTATCCCCCGCCGCTGCCTCCGGCTGCCACGGTCAGCCCCTGGGCCTCGCTGATGAACGGCGTCTCCACGGGCCTGAGCGCGTACTCGATGCTCGGGTCGTTCCAGGCTCCCACCGACATCGGCGCTGGCTCCAACCTGACGACCGCTGGAACTCCCTTCTTCCTCCAGGCAAATCCCCCCGCAGGCGGCACCCCCATGGCTCCGTTCCTGCTCTCGAACGCCCCGGCATAACCAATGGCAAAGCAGCGTCCCTCTCTCGGTGTAACCGCAGCCCCGGTCAGCACGTATGTGGCCCCCATGGCCGCTGCGGCGGAACTGTATGACCAGCAGACCGTCAATCTGGCCCTGCAGTTCAGCGAAGCCTTCAAGGACCTGTCGCTGACTGCCGCCAAGTTTGCGGGAGGACTGAAGGCACAGTCGAACGAAGAGGAACTGCGGCGTGGCCTGGATCTGGTGAACCAAAGCCAGCAGACCTACCAGCAACTGGTGGAGTCGGGACAGATCAAGCCCTCGGAGAACCCATGGCTTGCCATCGGGGCCCAGCAGGGAAGTGGTGCCATGGAGGGCATGAAGGCCCGGGCTCACTTCATGCAGACCTACGAGAAGCGGGCAGCGGAAGACCCGAAGTTCTTCGACAATGCCGACTCGTTCAATGCACTGGCCTCCCAGTATGCACAGAACGTGGGGACGACCCTCAAGGATTCCCCGTACATGAGCCGGGCGTTCTTCGAGTCGTTCAACCCCTTCGTGGCTTCCATGTCCCTGAAGCATGAGGAACGGGTTGTCCAGGCAGCGGAGGAGAAGGTCGCGGTCGGCATCGGAGCCTCGGTGGCGCAACTGGTGCAGGATGCCCGGTCGATGGACCCGAAAGTCCGCGCCCAGTCCATGGAAGTCTTCGAGAACTCGATTGTCGAAGCCGGACGCATGGGCCTGAGCCAGTCACGGGTCAACCAGGCGGTCGTGGACAACATGATCGCGGTGATGAAGCAGACCGACCAACTGGATCAGATGGAGGTCTTCTGGAACTCGATGAAGTCGGGCACTGGCCTGCTGAAGGACACCAAGTACGCCAAGGCTGCCTACGAGTCTGCCCGAGCGGCCATCGAGGAGAACCGACAGAAGATCACCAGCGACAAGGACAACCAGTGGCTGGACTATGTCGAGAACTCCGCACCCGCGTGGGTCAACCGGAACATGACTCGGCAGGACGTGATCCAGGCCGTGCGGGACAACCCCGTGTGGCAGGGCCTGTCGGTCGGTGAGCAGCGGTCCAAGATGAGCCACGCGCTGTCCCGCTGGAGCGAGGAATCAACGAAGCGCCAGCGAGAGGACGCCGAGGCCACCCAGGATGCCTGGTTCAAGGGCCTGGGCCGAGTGATCTCCACCGACCTGACCCTCCAGGAAGACCCTGACCAGTGGGCTGCGGACTCCAAGGCTCAACTGAAGACCCTGACCAAGCAACTGGGGTTCTCCGAGACTGAGGCCTTCCGGTACGTCCAGGCTGCCGAGAGCAACATCGACGGGATGGTCAAGCAGCACAAGGCCCAGGTTGAGGAAGCAAAGAACGAGCAGATCCTGGTGTCTGCCACAAACCTGGCCACGAATCCTCCCGCTGATCTCGCAGGACTGTCCGAGGAGGAGTACGCAGGCGCAGCCCGGCAGGTCTTGGAAGCCCAGATGGAGGGGATCCCAGAGGCCCGCAAGATCACCATTCGGAACTACCTGGACGAGAGCCTGAAGGCCTACGAGGACAAGCGCAAGGTTGCCCGGCTTGTGTCGATGCAGCAGAGCGTGGACCAGGCCAACGATGCCGTGCTTGGTCCTGCAGTCCAGCAGTTCGTCGCAGGCCAGAGCAGCGAGATTCCTCCCTTTGCGGAAGCCAAGGCACGTATCGATTCCCTCCTGATGGCCCAGGGTGTCGTGACGACTTCGCCCGAGGCCCGCAAGGTCTATGACCTGGAGGTTCAGAAGCGGGCCGAAGGCCTGCGCCGTCTGCGAGAAAGCACCGATCTGCGTCCCTCCGAGAACGAGCAGGAGAACCAGGCCAGGGCTGCCACTCGTCAGCGCCTGATGGTTGCCGAGATGTCCCTTGGGGCTGCCTACGGATCCCGTCTCATGGCTGCCCAGACGGTGGACGCCATGCGGAACCTGCTGACTCCCGAGAACGTGGAGACCAGTGATGCCAGCCTGGCTGCCTTTGACGACCTGCTGCAGGCCTATGCCACGGCCCAGCGAAACGGCATCGACATCTCCACCCTGATGCCCACGGGGGATGCAGGAAAGGCCCTGGACAGCGAAGTCCGGTGGGCGCTCAACCAGTACCGCAGCGGTGTCTCTCCCAAGGAAATCGCCCGGGACCTGTCTCAGCGCAAGTTCTTCGGCCAGCGGGAACGGATCACCCCCGAAGCCATGCTGTCTCCCCTGGCGTGGATGAACATGTCTGGTGGTGGTTCGGACATGGAAACCCTGCAGTCCACGGCCCTGTCGTTTGCGGAGAAGAACATCACCCAGTCGGATTCCACCCCTTTCTTCATGGCCGAGTTCCGCAGGAACTACATGGATGCCCTGGAGCAGACCAAGGATCACGACAAGGCGGTGGAGACGGCCAACGACAAACTGACCGAGGATTACGCGGTGGTCCGTGGGTCGCTGATTCCCGTCCGTGGCCTGCCCCAGGCAAACATGGATCCCGTCAGCGCCAAGATCTTTATGGAGACCTGGCTGGAATCCAAGTTCCCTGGCAGAGACGCTACCCTGGTCGTCGTCAGCGAAGACCCGGACGGAACCCCAGTCATGGCCGCACGTCTTTCCAACGGGGAATCGGTGCCCGGTGATCGCCGCGTCTACCGCCCGCAGGACATCGTGATGACCGAGAAGGAAGTCACGCAGTTCGGGGCCTCCCTGAAGAAGGCCAAGGGAACCCCTGACTGGGGCCGCTACTACACTCCATGATGAACCTTGACCACACCGTGGGAGCCCACTGATGGCAAAGACCACCTTTGTTCCGCCGATCTTCTCGATGACCGATGCGGAGCGGCAGGCTTTGCAGGAGCGGTCCATGCAGGCTCCCATCTTCGATGCGGACCTCCAGGACCTGTCCAAGACGCCCTTCGGCGGGGAAGTTGTCGGAGCCCAGGCATCGACGGTTGGAACGGCACTGACCCGGGCCAGCATGGCCGTTGGTCGGACCTTCTCGCCCACCACGGCACCCCTGAACCTGACGGTGGGGATTGACGAGGCTTCCCGTGGGGACTATGACGTGTCCGTCTTTGCCGGGAACAACCCGGAGTCCATTGCCCAGGACCTGAACGACATCCCGGCCTCCGAGTGGCCTTGGCTCTTGTCCAGCGAGGACTGGGGCACCTACCAGGATCGCAAGTTGTTCCTGAAGATGCGGTCCCCCGAGGCCCAGAAGATGGCCACGACAGCGGGCTATGCCATGGGTCTGGCGGCAGACATCGGGGCCTTCACGACCCTGGGGTTGGCTGCAGAGCCTCTGGCCCTGGCTGGCCTTGGCACCCGGACCACGATGGCGTCCCAGGTCATGGCCCGTTCCGTGGGTGCCTACCGGACGCAGACTCCGGCGGTTGCGGTTGCAGAAGCGGTGGCCAGCGTCTCCAGGACCAACCTGGCGGCTCGGTATGCAGCCCTTGGCGTGGGCGAGGAAGCCGTCTTCCAGGCCACCAAGAACGCCGTCGATCCCACCTATGACCCGACCTTTGGCGAGGCCATGTTCGACTTCGTGGTCTCCGGCACCACGGCAGGCCTGATCGGCGGCGCAGCCTTCGGTCGTCACTTCGTCAAGGAGAACATCGAGGCTGCCGTCCGTGACTTCAGGACGATGCGGACGGTTGATCTCCCCGGGGGCTACAAGATCAACTACAACGGCAACTGGGGCTTTGACTCCCCGGTGGCTGCAGACAAGATGCTGTTTGCCCCTGGGACGGGGAATCTCCAGTTCGAGGCTGACCGCATCGCGGGAGACCTGTGGGTCGATTGGTCCAAGGCCCCGGGAAACAAGGCCGACTTCTTCATCCCCGGAACCCGGACCACCCCCATCGGGGCCATGGAGGTCGGGGCAGCCAAGCCCATGCGTGTTCGTGTCGGGGAAACCCAGGGCCTGCGTTCGGCGATCAAGGCCGCTGCATTCGAGTTGAGCCTGGCCGGGATGAAGTTGGACAAGGACGTGTTCTCCAAGGTGGCCCAGGTCCTGGTCAACGTGGACCAGAAGAAACTCAAGGGTGCCACCTTCAACAAGGCCTTCTGGGATGAACTTCTCGGCCAGGTGGATCCAGAGGTCGCTGGCAAGGTCCGAAAGATGGGCCAGCGGACCATGATCAACGGCATCGACAAGACCGTGTTCGACACGGCTCGGCGCGAGGACATGGTCACCTCGGTCTTCGAGGCCTTCAGGACCAAGCAGCACCTTGAGCCGGGTGTCCAGCCCTCGCTGATCTTCCGGGTGCTGCAGGAGGTGAAGGACCGGGGCGGAAGCGTCAATCGGGCCGCCGTCTCCGCAGTGATCGATGAACTCCGGGTCATTGCCCAGAATCCGCCCAAGCGGACCAACGCCAAGGGAGTCCAGGTCCTGGATACCCTGAAGCGCCGGGCCCAGGTGTACGAGGTCATCAACAAGCGGGTCACGAACGGGAAGGACATCTTCATCCCGCCGACCCTGATCCAGCGCATGTCCACCGAGGTGGCCGCCAAGTTGCCCTCCGCTGCAGCCGTCTCCGTCAGCCAGGCCGTGGGCGGGACCGCTGCTGATGCCTCGGATGTCCCGGTCAACCGGGTGCGCCTGCCCTGGTGGGATCGCATGGGCAACCAGTCGGCTCTCCTGCACCAGGCCAAGAACGGGTGGGCGCGTCTCATCGGCAACCACGCCTTCTTTGCCCGTCGAGACATGGGCGAGGCCCAGGCCCACACCATCTTCGAGTGGGGCAGCCAGAAACTGTACGCCACCACGGCCATGTTCATCAAGGGCTATCGCAACGGCTTCGTGCGGTTTGCCCTGGGTGGCGGGACGGAGAATGTCGGCACCAAGATCACCATCGGCGACCAACTGGTCACGGCCTTCAAGAACCGCAAGATGCTGCGGGAGTTCGATGCCCGGGTCGTCAAGCAGTTGCGTACCGGGGCCTTCGATGACTCGGTGGATGCGGTGAACGAGACGGCACGTGGTCTCCGGGAGATGTTCAACCGGATCCATGAACTGGCCCACTCCGTGGGTCTGTCCGGATTCCAGAAGTCGGCGGTGGCGAACTACATGCCCCGAATGTGGCGCTGGGACCGGATCCGAACCCTGGCCACGACTGCCAAGGGCAAGAAGACCCTGGAAGCCCTGATCCGCCAGTCCATCGACCAGGACGGACGCAGGGTGGTCATTGACGGCGTCGAAGAAGCCTTTGAGGGCGACATCGATGCTGCAGCCAAGGTCTTCACCGAGCGGCTGATCGCCATTGCCCAGGGCACCGAGAACGCTCCCCTGGTTTCCCAGGAGCAGGAACTGTTCGACGCCATCGTTGAACTCGGCGGGCCCATGAAGGAGAAGTCCGGTTCACGGTCCCCCTTCGGCAGGGCCAGGATCCTGCTGAACGAACAGGCCGCCACCGATGCAGGAGAAGACCTGCTGGCCATGGGCAAGACCGGGCTGTCGATTGCGGACCTGACGCACGATGACCTGCCCTACGTGTTCCACAAGTACGTCACCTCGATCATGGGGTCCATCAACCTGAAGCGGATGGTGGATGCCTTCAACGACGAACTGCGGGCACGTGGTGTCCTGTCTCCCGAGTTCCTGGCCAAGAAGGGCCTGACCCAGAAGGACGTGCAGGTCGAGAACGTGTCCCAGATGATCGGCCTGGCCAGGAAACTGGGTGGAGCCATCGAGCCGGAGCATGAGGAAGCCATCCGGGAACTGATGTCGGCGATTGCCTATGAGCCGCTGCATCATGGCCGGACCAAGATGACGGACAAGATCCTGCCCATGATCCAGTCCTACGGCTACCTGGTGACGGGTGGACAGTTCGGCCTGGCGGCCATGGGCGAGGTGTCCCGAATCGTGGCCACGCTGGGAGTCGGCAATACCGTTCGCCAGATCCCCCTGCTGCTGGAGATGGTGTCGAACTTCAAGAACCTGGATACCGAGCAGAAGAATCTGGCATCGGCCATCGACTCCTGGTTCTCGCCCTCCACGGACCGCCTGCGCCGGGCCTTCTCGTCCTACTGGGACGGAAGCCGGGATCTGGACCGGGGCAAGTTCTTGAACAACGCCCTGCAGTCCAGCGCCAACTTCCTGTCGGATGTGTCCTTGCTGGCTCCGGTCACCTCGTTCACCCAGCACCTGACCGCAGCGGCAACCCTGCAGCACCTGTGGGAAGCGGCGGTTCAGAACGGAAAGCGGCTGGATGAGTCCACCCTGCGTACCCTGGGAATGACCCAGGAACGCTACGACAACCTGATCCAGTGGATCGGCAGGAACGCAGTCACCGAGAAGCGGTTCCTGGGTGAGCGTGTCGTGGACCTGAAGTCCGTGGACTCCCGTGAGATGGTGGAACTGGCCCAGTTGGTGGACCGCATGGTTCGCACCCGCATCCAGGACCTGCCGACCCGTGGTGACTTCCACAAGTCCATGTTCTCCTTCGTCGGCAAGTTGCTGACCCAGTTCCGCACCTTCAACCTGAAGGGCATCGACAACTTCCTGCTGCAGAACGCATCCCGGATGGCCAACGGCTCCTCTGCCACCAAGGTGCAGGTGCTGTCGGAGATCGGTGCGACCATGATGTTTGCCGGGCTCATCCAGTACATGCGGAGTTACGGCGACTACAAGTCGTTCGAGGCCGCAGGCAACCGGGAGAAGATGGAGGAACTGGAAGCCCAGATGGACCTCGCTGGCTTCATCCGTGGTGCCATGACGGGCCCCTCGGAGTTCTTCGTCCCGGCCCTGCTGACCGACTTTGCGTGGACCAAGTTGGCCGACAAGGATCCCCTGTTCTCCCCCTATCGGTACAGCGGACTGACCTGGTATGGTTTCCCTGCCATGGCCGTTGCCAGCCGCGTGGACTCGGTGTTCGAGGACGTGTACGGATCCTCCGTGGCCAAGACCCTGGGCCTGGATCTGGAGCGGGAAACCACCTCCAGCACCCTGCACAAGGCTCGTCTGCTGCTGCCGTTCCAGAATCTTCCGGGACTGAAGCAGTATTTCAACATCAAGGAAAAGGAACTGTCGGATGACTGGGACCTCCTGGAGGAGCAGCCCCGCCGCCGCAGGAAATGAATCTAAGGAAACCGCCCCATGCCCAACCCCAATAGTTACCTGATCTATACCGGAGACGGGTCAACGACCGACTTTAGCCTGGCCGGAATCGACGGGTGGCTAAATGACGGGTTCATCGAGGTCTACCTGGATGGCACCCTGCAGACCACGGGATACTCCATCAACCTCGTCAGCGGCACGTGGAAGGTCCAGTTCACCACTGCCCCCGCGACCAGCGTCAAGATCACGCTGAAGCGGAACACCCCCAGCACCATTGCGGGGTTCAAGAGTGACGTGGTGGACTTCGTGGATGGGTCGGTCCTGACGGCTGCTGCCCTGGATCGAGCCATCGAAGGACTGGTCCACATCTCCCAGGAATCCCAGGATGCCTCGGAGAACACGATTGCCCTGAACAACGCCCAGACCGGATGGGATGCCCAGGGCAAGCGTGTGGTGAACATGGCCGATGGCCTGGACTCTTCGGATGCCGTCTCCATGGGCCAGTTCACCGTGGCCACCCTGTTTGGCGGGGCCGTCACGGTTCCCCAGACCTGGAGCATCACGGGCACGGGCGGGACGACCTATTCCCTGACCAACCCGGCTCCCCTGAACACGGAATCTTCCATGTTCCTGGTGGAGTTCGGTGGGGTCATCCAGGCTCCCTCGACGTACACGATCACCTCCAACAGCATCGTGTTCTCCACGGGCAAGACCGGAGCCATCTCCGTCCGCAACTTCGGCGTTGCCCGGAACCTGATCGCATCGACGGTCATCATCGAGGATGGCTCCATCACCACGGCCAAGATCGTGGATGATGCGGTCACCTTCGCCAAGATGCAGAACCTGTCGGCGGACAAGATCATCGGCACCGTGTCTGCCGGGTCTCCTCAAGAGATCACCATGACGGGCTTTGGGCGGTCCCTGGTGGACGATGCTTCTCCGACCGCTGGACGGGCTACCCTGGGACTTGGGGCCCTGTCTACGCTGGACCAGGTCGATTCCACGGAGATTATGAAGGATGCCGTTGGAACGGCTGCCCTGGCCAATGGAGCAGTCACCACGGCCAAGGTCGCAGATGCGGCGGTCACTGGGACCAAGATCGCCCAGCAGACCATCACCAACTCCAACATCGCCGCAACGACCATCAATGCCGACCGCCTGAGCCAGTATGGACCCACCTGGGATGCCAATGGCGTCTCCTCCGGGACCGTTCCTGGGGCTCCCACCACGGCAGGCACCCAGGCAATCCGGCTGAACCGGAACGGCCTGGTGGAAGCCAAGAGCCTGGCAGAGACTCACCTCTGGAAGGGCTATAACGCCTCTGGAACCCTGACGACCACGATCCGGGCCGATGGGGCGGCCAGTGCGTCCACGGACCTGATGACCAAGGCGGCCTTTGACCTGCTGCCCCTGTACAACCTGGATCCCCAGACCCTGTCTGCGACGAACGTGGGTTCAGGCCTGGTGCGTGTCGAGGTTCCGGTCAACTCCATTGACACCCGCCGCCTGGCCATCGTCAACCAGACGCTTACCGTGCCGAACACCGGGACCACCACGGGCACCCACTACATCGCCCTGAAGAACAACGGTGCCACCAGCGTGAAGGTCATGGTCCTGTGGGGTGAGTTTGCCTGGCAGAATGCCACCTCTGGGTTCCCCACCAACACGGCCTCACCGACCAACTTCTCCCTGCCGTGGACCTACAGCCTTGGCAACTTCGTTCAAGGTGTCCAGACCATCGGTGCCGGAGTCACCGCCTACTTCCAGGGAAGCGGTACTGGCTGGACTGGAACGGCCAACACGACAGACAGCCTCATCCTGACGGGAGACACGAACGCTTCGGTCTTCGTCAAGTTGTGGATCCTTCGCCTCAACTGAGATTGACCAATGTCCCATCCAGAAAGCGAGATGATGCTGGCCATTGGCCGTCTAGAGGGGAAAGTCGATACGCTGATCCAGATGCAGCGCATCCAGGAAGACCAGATCAAGAACCATGAAGAACGTCTTCGGGAACTTGAGCATTCCAAGTCGTTCGCCATGGGATGGGCTGCGGCCATCGGTGCCGGGGTCTCCGTGGTCGGTAACATCGTTATGAAGTCCATTTCAGTCTAAGGAACCACATGCGGATTCATCACTTCATTCAGGGCGAGGCAATCACCGCCTCCACGTCCAACGTCAAGACCCCGACCATGCAGTATGACCAGTACGGGGTCTTCGTGGTCACCCACAGCGGAGCCAAGTTGACCGACAGCGCCTCCCACCGGATCATGCTCCAGGGCTCCCTGGACGGCACGACCTGGTTCAACGTGGATACTTGCTCTCCCGCCGATGCGGAGTACGTCAAGTCCAGCCTGGTAGCGGGAACTGCCCTGTTCTCCTGGACCAAGATTGTTCAACTGTTCCCCCAGATGCGGGCCCAGTTCGTGAACGGTGGCGGCCTGACCTACAACTCCTTCCTCGCGGAGTGATTCCTCAATGGGACTGAAGCCTAAGGCAGTGGCCCGAGTCAACGGCAAGACGGTTATTATTCCGTTTCCAGCGGGAGACGAAGTTGCCGTTGCGCCCCCACTGCCCATGCTTCCCCATGAGCCCACGGGGGTGACGGCTTCAGCAGGACTGTTTGACGTTTCGGTGAACCTTGCCTGGACCGATGCCTCGACCAACGAGACAGGGTTCTATGTCTACCGCAACACGACGAACACCTCCACCGGGGCCACGCTCATTGCCACACTGGCGGCTGGATCGACGACCTACACGGACAACGACGATAACAGCGGAGCCAATGCCCCTGCCGAGGGAACCACGTACTACTACTGGGTTTCCTCGTACAACCTGGCTGGAGAAAGCGCCAAGAGCCCCGCTGCTTCCAATGGCACCGGAGGCGTGACCACGATCTGGATGGTTCCTGCGGCGCCCACCAGCCTGTCTGCGACTGCCGTGTCTTCCAGCCAGATCAACCTGGCGTGGACCGACAACTCGAACAACGAGACGGGCTTCGAGATCTTCCGCAGCACGGACGGCATCACCTTCTCGTCGCTGGCCACGGTTGGCGCTGGCGTCACCACCTACAACAACACCGGACTGACTGCGTCCACCCAGTATTACTACAAGGTGTGGGCCTTCAACCCCGGCGAGTCCTCCTCGTACAGCAACACGGCGAACGCGACATCGCAGAGCAGCACCTACAACGTCGAGTACCTCGTCATCGCAGGCGGGGGAGGTGGTGGTAGCGCCACCGGAGGAGGTGGAGGCGCTGGAGGCTATCGCGCCGCGACTGGATT